TTGATGATACAGCATCTACGGATCTCGTTACTACAAATACTGCAAAACTATCAGTAATTTTATCTGATGGAACGCTAGAGACAAGAGCAATAAGCGCGATATCAGGTGCTACTGTTACTGTTTCCTCTGCCTTTTCTTCCGTTCCACAGGCAAATAGTGTCTGGGTTATAGAAAATACAACACTTGAACCTACAACATGGAGAGTTGTAAACGTACAGGAACAGGAAAATCTTACATTTAGTATTACAGCAGCATCACATAATAGTGGTAAATATGCATTTGTTGAAGATGGAGCAACTTTACCTGTTAAAAACTTCACTATAATAACTAAAAAATTAGCCGCACCATCAAATTTAAGTGCGACTGAAGAAATTGTTATTATTAATAATAAAGCGGTATCAAGATTAACTATACAATTCGCCTCTGTAAAAGGTGCTATTGGTTATTATCTCCAACATAATTTTAATAATGGTAATTTTATTAACCAGCAAATTAAATCTACAGAATTTTCGATTGATAATATTTCTAATGGAAAATTTGTCATAAGAGTATTTTCTGTTAATACATCAAACAAATTAAGTGATAGACCTAATGAAATCACTTTTAATGCTATTGGTAAAACAGCATTACCTGAAGATCCAACAAACTTATCAGTTGAGCCTGTTTCAGAGCAATTCATAAGATTACGATTTACACCTGCGATAGCAAAAGATGTTGTTCATGGTGGTGCTGTGCAAGTCAGACATACACCAGCAACAGGAGATACAGCTAATTTTGCAAATAGTACAGATATTATTCCACAACTTGCTGGAAATATTAGTGAAACACTCGTTCCAGCCTTGACTGGTACATATTCAATTAAGTTTGTTGATGATGGTGGCAGAAGATCTGCTAATGCAGCTAAAATTATAGTTACACAACCTGATCCGCAGCCTCATCAGGTAATACTGACTCAAAGAGAAGATACAACAAGCCCAAAATTTTTAGGAGAAAAAACTAGAACAAGAGTTGACTCTAATCTTGGTGGATTGGTTCTAGATGGCAGCAGGTTCTTTGATAATATAAATGATGTTGATGAATTAAGTAGTTTTAATTTTCTTACAGGAGATATTTTTGGTTTAGGGTTTTATGACTTTCAAAATATAGTTGATCTTGGTGGAATATTTAATTTAACTCTTAAAAGGAGATTCATTACTTTTGCAAATATTGTTAATGATTTATTTGACTCAAGATTAACTCTTTTAGAAGATATTCTTGATTTTGATGGCGCACCTGCTGAAAATTGTAACGCTAAATTATTATGCAGTACAAGTCAGGGTAATCCAGCTATCTCAACCGCTGCGACATATAGTCAATCACAAAATCTTATAACACTTAATGCTAATAGTCATGGTGCATCTGTAGGCGATAATTTTAGAATTGATTTTACAAGTGGAACAGCAGAGGATGGATTTTTACAGGTTGCATCTGTTACCAATGCCAATGTCTGCGTATTAGAAGCAAAAAGAAAATTTGCACAATATATAAGTATTGGACCTTTCACAAGATTTTTAACAGACGGCGATCATGGTGGTTTGGCAGTAAACGATACGATAAAAGTTGTTTTTCTTACTGGGCCGCTTAAGAATTTTGATAATGATTTTACTGTCAGTAATACATTACCTTTAGGCACTGTGCAGTTAAACAATTCAGCTTTTCAAAAAGGAGAAGGAATACTTGAATTTATAAAAATTAAAGATAGTTCTGGTAATGATGTGACTACAAGCGGAAACTGTAATATTAGCAGTCCTTTTAGTGCTTTTAATATTTTTGCAAATGGTGAATATAATTCTAGAGGATTTAAATTTAGAGTTGAAATGACATCTACAGATCCTGATGAGACAATAAATGTAAGTGAATTAGGATTTGAAGCAAGTGTGAAACGTAGAACAGAAACCGTTAACACTGCCATTGCTAGTCAATGTGCAACTACAGGTTCGGCTAAAACAGTCACCTTTGCTGATCCTTTCTTTACAGGCACTGGATCGTTAGGTGGATCAACAAGTGCATTTTTACCAAGTATAGGAATAACTTTAGAAGGTGCTGCTAGTGGTGATTTCTTTAATATCACATCAGTTACAAGCACTCAGTTTGTAATAGAAACAAGAAGTAGTAGCGGACTTAAAGATTTAAATTTTAAATATACGGCAATAGGTTTTGGTAAAGGTACTTAAATAAGGTTATTATGTAAATAATTTAGTGATTAGTTAAATGCCAACACATGACTATAATATTTTAAACGGAACTGGGAAAGCCGTGAGAGATGACATAAATAACGCACTTTCAGCAATAGCAACAAATAACTCAAATGGTTCTGCTCCAGCAACAACTTTTGCAAGCCAATTTTTTGCTAATACCACGTCAGGTATTATGCAGCTTAGAAATACAAGTAATAACGCATTTATAAATTTATTTAGCTTAACTGGTGGGCCACAATTTGCCGTTGATGGATTAATAAATTCACAAAACATTGGTATGGGTGCAAACTCTGTTTCTGGTAATGTCTGTTTTGGTGCTGCTGCTATGGATGCTGCAATAACTGGTGGAGGAAATACTGGTATCGGAGCATTAGCATTATCAGCTTTGACCTCAGGAACATTTAACACTGCTATTGGTAACAGTGCATTATTAGTTCTTACGACAGGGTCTAGTAATGTTATGGTCGGATCGTCAGCAGGAGTAGCTCAAACAACCGCTTCAAATAATACGGCAGTTGGCTCTAGTGCATTTTCAAGTAACACGACAGGTACGCAGAATGTGTCAATAGGTACTTTTGCATTGGATGCGAATACTACTGCAAATAATAATACGGCTGTTGGTTATCTTTCTTTAAGTGACAACACAACTGGAACAGGTAACACAGCATTAGGGAGACTTGCTTTAGTAGCAAATACTACGGCTTCTGAAAATACTGCTATTGGTCTTAATTCATTAGCAGGAAACACAACTGGATCTAACAACGTAGCCGTAGGAGCTTTAACTCTTGATGCTGTAAATACTGGTTCACATAATACTGCTTTGGGCTATGGTGCTTTGTCTGAGAATACAAGTGGACACAGCAACACCTCTGTAGGATCACAAAGTTTAGATGTTAATACAACAGGAACTTTCTTAACCGCAGTGGGTCGTGGAGCTTTAAGTTCAAACACTACAGGTAGTGATAGTTCTGCTTTTGGTTTTCAGGCTCTTGTTGCAAACACCACTGGTATAAGAAATACAGCTATAGGAACTGTTGTTTTAGAAAACAATCAGACAGCAAGTGACAATACTGCTATCGGATACGCTGCATTGAATGATAATACAACAGGCACTCGAAATACTGCTTTAGGATCTTTTACTTTAGATGTTAATACAACTGGTACTGACGTTACTGGTTTAGGTTTTGGTGCTTTATCAGCAAATACAACAGGTGTTAACAATACTGCCGTTGGATCAAGTGCATTAGCTAACTGTACTACAGCAGATCATAACGTAGCGATGGGTGTCAATGCTTTGATTGCTTGCACAACAGGTATTAGTAATACTGCTTTTGGTGCTTTTTGTTTAGATGATGTAACAACAGGTGGATTTAATTCAGGTACTGGCTTTGGATGTCTTGGTAGTTGTAGCACTGGAGTCAGGAACTGTGGGTATGGTATTAATTCTGGTTTATCAATAACAACAGGAGATCAAAATACTTGCATAGGTGTTGACTCTGGCGGTACTTTATCAACTGGTAGTAACAATTCATTCTTAGGTTTTCAAGCTAGTCCAAGCTCAAACACTGTAAGTAATGAAATAACACTTGGTAATAGCAGTATTTCTAGCCTTAGATGTAATGTTACAACTATTAGTGCAATATCTGATGGAAGAGATAAAACAAATGTAATTGACTTACCCGAAGGGTTAGATTTTATAACTAAATTAAAACCTGTAAAATTTAAGTGGGCTACTAGAGATGGCAACATAAAAGATGGATCTTACGAACATGGTTTTATTGCACAAGATCTACAGGCAGTACAGAAAGAAAATAATGCAGATTATTTGAATATGGTATTAGATGAAAACCCTGACAGGCTAGAAGCAAGTTATGGCAAACTCGTTCCAATACTTGTAAAAGCAGTACAAGAATTATCAGCAAAAGTCACAGCCCTCGAAGCAGGGTAAACTACAGGTAACTTTATTTTTTAATTATGGAAGAAAGAACTGCTGATGAAATCGCAAAGATTTATTCTGCTGCTGGTGATAGTGTAACTGTCATCAACACCGCTAAGACATCAGATGAAACTGATGATGAATACAAGGGCAAGATCAAACGTAATGTAGAGCATCTTGTAATTATCAAGGCTTACAAAAAGCTTGATGGAACGACTTCAATTTGGACATCTGAATCATTCACAGATATTGATAAAGCTATAACTGATGGTAAAAAAGTTTACGAATAAATTATGAACCTCGAAAAATTACAAGAAACAAAACAACAGCTTTTATTAGAAAAAGAAAAGCAGCTTGCAAATCTTTATGAAATTACTGGTGCGTTAAAGTTGTTGGATCAACAGATTTTGGAATCTCAAGATGTTTCCGTAGAAGACCAGCCATCAGATATAAAGGCATCAAACCAAGAATCAAAAACAGCGTCATAAATGTTAATGGTCCTGTTAATTTTAACAAAATTTCTTTAAGCATAAAATGTTTCAAAAAATAGTAAACGCTTTAAGCATTCTTTCTTTCATTATGGTCTCATCTGTCATTGGAGGGGGCTACTTTGGTTACAAATATGTAACATCAGAACAGTTCAAGGCGAAAATGATGAATCAGGTCATGGGTAATGTAAAAGGCATGCTACCTAACGTGATGGATAACGCATTACCAAAAACAACAGGTCAATCAATCCCTTTGCCTAAAAAACTTGGATTATAGTTGGAAATACCAGAAATAAAAATACCACAAATAAATATTCCTGAGATTCATTTACCTTACACTTTTTTGCCGAATTATGAACATTCAAACGTAGAAGTTATAGGCTGCACTTATTATCATCGAGATACAAAAAATACAGGTAATAGAAACTTGTTAATAGATGATCCTAATGGCATCACCTCAAATTGTCCTTTTCCAAGTTTTACTCCTCTTATATACGATGCACAAAATTTAATAATTACAGAACAACAATTACCAATCAATGATGAAAAGTTATTAGATGGTAAACCACCAAAAGCAGAGATTCCAAAAGATAAAAAAAAAGAAAATAGATTTGTAGAATGTCCAAGCAAAAAAGATCAGAGAGTAGGCGACTTTCGTAACGAAAAGCGGTTGGAACGTGTTGTAGGACATGAAAGAAGCGAAGATGGAACTATATGCACCACGATTTATGAAGACGTTCCCTTCAAAGATCAGTACATTCCAGAAGTTT